ATCAGGTGACTTGTGATAGAAAGTTAAAACTGGATTCCAAAGCTCTACATCATAGTCATCTTCCATCATGTGAAAATGCCAGAACTCTCTATCTGTAATTAACATGTCACGAAAAGCGCGTTCTTCTAACTCTTCAATTTTGAAACGCTCCATGTCATGTTGCATAAGGTGCGTAGCCCACTGCTCTGCTTGTGACTTATAGTTAGTTCTAAAGTAATCTTCAATTTCTGGTAAACTCCTTAGCTTTTCAGGTGATAGTTCTTTTTGACCTTCTTCTGATTCTGGAGAAATACCCATCTCCATCATCTTCTGTGTAATTTTCTTTTGAGCATCTGAGATCAAAACCTCTTCAACCATGGCCTTCTTTTGTTCAAGAAGCTCATTGTATGAATACTCGTCAATGGCTTTAAAAGAGATCTTAGTATTTCTTTTAGCAAATTCAGATACAAGAACATTAATCACATTTGGGATAATAGGATAGAACTTAAGTTCTAGTGCACTATAGTCTTCTTGTGTAAGAGTTTCAACAAGATCTGACATCTCATTGTTTTCACTAACAATATAGTCTGTCTTATCAATGATACCCTTTGCTAGTTTGTAGTTCTTCATAAGGCGCCGCGCATTACGACGCAGTTGCTTTATACCATTCCACTCTAACCAGTCAACATTCCATGCTGCCCACTCATCAGTCTTTTCTTTGTCAGGTATAAATTGTAAGGGTTGGGTAACACTACCTAACCTATTGTAATCTGCCTTTGCTCCATTCTTGAGCTGTAATGCATTATATATTTGCATCTTATTTAAAGTTTTTAAATGGACTCCTCTTCATACCTACTGGCAATAAAGATTTGCCCATGTGTCTAAACGGACTATTATTAAATTTACTCAATTTATCTGATTTTTCCAATTTACCGTCATCTCTAATTACACGCTTTACATATCCCCGGTTTGTTTGCTGAATTTTAGCAAATGCTACCAGGGCAGAAAAAGCCACTAATCTATCCACGTTAAGACCATCTTGATAAGCCTGCATTTCGCGCAACAGCATTATATCAGGTATACGTTCAACACCAAATTTTGTACGTACAATATTACCATCTTCATCTATTTCCTCATCTAGCTTTTCTTGCAGATACTCAATAGCATAAGATAGAAGATGACTTTTAAATAAGGTGCCGGTATTCTTCCAACCATAATCTGCATATACAGCTTTGTTAGAAGTAATTTCTTTCAAGAAAAGTATCTGATCTTTTGGTACCAAATACTTTTGCTTACGCTTCATCATCATGTATTGAATAAACAAGCTGACGTTATTCTCTACAAGAGTCCAGGCATTATAAAATTCAATTATGTTTTCCAGGCGCTCATGAGTTTGCTTAATATCATCAAACCGGCCACACCAGGATGCAACAATTTTATCTCCCTCTACATAACTGTTTACAGTATCTGCTTCAACCTTTGTAACTTCCGTTGGAGCTTTATACACAAATATCGAGCACAACGAATCTGACGTTGTAGTTTTTCCTTCTCCCACAGGGTCAATAGACGCGTAGTACATGCCAAAAGACGGATCCTTAACAGGGCGCTCGTATATAACCACGACGCCCTCTTTATCAACCGCATTTTTAGGGACTGGAAATTCATTAATAGGGAGCTTACGAGTTTCTTTAATAACAACTTTATCATGTTCATCACGAATCAAATTAACATATTCAATAGAAATTTCTTTATCTAAAATACGTCTAATTTGCGCATTAACAAGATGTTGTGGAAACTTTGACTCCTTTCTATAAGCAAAAGCCTCTTCTATATTTCTAGGATGCTGTGATATACGCAATTGATACTTATCTGCCGGCAACTCTTTCTTCCATGTAGCAAACTGTTCTTCTAATGCTACAAGGGCTTCTTCAATTTTTGAATTACCATAGTCGTCGATAAAGGGTGGCATTGACCACTGCTCTGGTATGAATAATCCAGATTTTCCATGGGTACCATCTTTATCAATAAGGTTTGATTCTACCGCGTAAATATCATTTACCTCTGGTTTTAGAATCATCTCTTTGAGAGGTTCACATTGATCAAGATCACCTACAGATCCTGCTGCTATAAACATACCACTGGTTATAAAACCAGATTTTAGTGCAGGTCTTATATACTCAAAAGTATCATTCATCTTTGGTGCAATACCGGCTTCTTCATGAAAGAAGTATTTACATGGACCACCTACACCATTTGTGGGATCTTTCTCAAATGACATACCTTGAATAGTACCTTTAAGACCAACCTCACTTTTTCTATTACCCTTACGCACCTCAATCTTCTGTTGCCACATTAATGTCTTACTAGGATTGAATGGTCTATACCATGCAGTATGCTCATTTAAGAAAGCAGAATATTCATCTAGCATTTTCCAGGTACCTTTCTCATTGATGTAATCTTTAAGACTAGCACCCATTTTTAAGGTAACACCCTCTTCAAACCAAATCTGATTTATAAGCTTTGCAGAGTGAAAGTATGAACTAGCAATTTGACGTTTCTTAAGAATGGCGCTGTGTTTATAATGAAGCTCTGCTAGTAACTCATAAAGAGCCATATGATACTGAGCGTCGCGAACTTTTGCAAAACCAAACAGGCTCTCTTCCTTATCGTAAATAGGTAAGAAATTAAGCCACATGTAGTAATCACGGCATACATACCATGTCTTATCACCAGAAATAACGATTATACCATTTCTGTTTTTTACTTTCTGATCATCCCAGTAGTTGACAAAATCTTTGCTTTTAATAGGCGCCTGGCAGAAATAGTTGCGTTCATTAAATATGGTTGCCTGTTCGTTAAAGATAGCAGTGTCTTCATTAAAACCATACTGACCTGGTTCTTTAAACCGGTCAAGTACAAAAGATTTAAACTCTTCGCGATTACCAAATTCTGTAACTTCCCAGTTTCCATTACGCCAGGTTGGTATACGCTCATAGTACTTTACACCACTCTTACTGATCATATGCTAAGTTTTGGCCACCGCGAACTGAGGATTGTTGTTCGTCTTTAAGATCTCTGTATGCACCTTTAAAGCTTTCACGAATCTGTTGATACTTAGCTGCAGCATTAACAAGAGAGTTGATATTACCATCTCTACCATGCTCAATTGGCGTATTTTCCATGTAATCTGCCAATCTATCAAGCATTGTTTTGATCCCCCTGTACGCGCGCGAGGTTGGTGTTTCATACAGTTTCTTAACAACATCTAATGCATGCATGATATAAGCATCCTCTGTAGAAAAGTCAGCATCTATTTCTTGAAGAATAAGTTCTTCGCGATCAATATCTGGAACATCAAAAAAAGGATTTAAATCAGGGTTCATACAGGTCATGTAAAACACATACTGATAAATCTTAATATAGTTATCAGGATATTCATCCATAATAGTCTTAAGACTTTTCATAGTGTAGCAGTGCTCAGTAGGCACCACAGCACCATTTTGAATATCAAATATTCTCACCATTAGTATTTGGTTTTATATCATAAAACAAGTCATCATCAGAAAGTTGCCAGCGTTCACTAAAAGCTTCTACACTAGGTCTCTCTGTAACAGGTGTAATACGACTATTAGGAAACTCTTTGGTTGTAAAGCTCATGTCTTTAAACATCAACCGGTTATTAGGCTGCACCGCTATTTGGCCGTTGTCTAAGAGAATGATATGCCCCTCCTTAAACTGCGTGGGTTCATCAGTAAAACCATTATTATACCAGTATATTGTTCCAAAGTAGTTACCCCACATTGTTGATTTGTCTTTGAACTTAACATTTACTCGACATTCTGAGAGGTAATCATACACTATAAATGAAACATTGTCAGAAAAACAGTCCCATAGTTGTAAGTAATCTAATGGTTTTTGCTCATCAACAGGCTCCTTGTGATACAAACTGTCAATACATACTGTGCTGAAATTGGCACCAAAGTCTGTAAGAACATGAGCATGTAAGGCTTTTCCACCAAAAGATTGTAAAGCATGAACTATACATGGCACAAATGAGTCTAGTCCAAACTTTGACATCTTAAACTGCCAATAAACATGCGGTATGTTTACATTAATAATCATGATAGATGTTTAATTATGTCTATAACTTCTCTTTTCAAATAGGGTACATCTATTACATTAACTCTTTTGACAATAAAGTCTCCGCGCTCATCT